GCCGCACCGGCAGCGCCGTCGCGGATTGAGCTGACGCCGGGCTATTTTCAGATAACTGCCACGCCGCATCTTGCGGTTTATGATCCGACGGTACAGTTTGAGTTCTGGTTCTCGGAAACGCGGATTACCGATATCAGGCAGGTTGAAACCACAGCCCGCTATCTTGGCACGGCGCTGTACTGGATAGCCGCCAGTATCAATATCAAACCGGGCCATGATTATTATTTTTACATCCGCAGTGTGAACACCGTTGGCAAATCGGCATTCGTGGAGGCTGTTGGCCAGCCGAGTGATGATGCATCCGGCTATCTGGATTTTTTCAAAGGCGAGATAGGGAAAACCCATCTGGCTCAGGAGCTGTGGACGCAGATTGATAACGGTCAGCTTGCGCCTGACCTGGCTGAAATCAGGACGTCCATTACGGATGTCAGCAATGAAATCACGCAGACCGTCAATAAGAAACTGGAAGACCAGAGTGCAGCGATCCAGCAGATACAGAAGGTTCAGGTTGATACAAATAATAACCTGAACAGCATGTGGGCTGTGAAGCTGCAGCAGATGCAGGACGGACGCCTTTATATCGCGGGTATTGGTGCCGGTATTGAGAATGCTCCTGACGGAATGCAGAGTCAGGTGCTGCTGGCGGCGGACAGGATTGCGATGATTAATCCTGCGAATGGCAACACAAAGCCGATGTTTGTTGGGCAGGGCGATCAGATATTCATGAACGAAGTGTTCCTGAAGCGCCTGACGGCTCCCACCATTACCAGCGGCGGTAATCCTCCGGCATTTTCCCTGACACCGGACGGAAAGCTGACCGCTAAAAATGCAGATATCAGTGGCAGTGTGAATGCGAACGCCGGGACGCTCAACAATGTCACAATTAATGAGAACTGTCAGATTAAGGGGAAACTGTCAGCCAACCAGATTGAAGGCGATATAGTCAAAACAGTGGGTAAGGCTTTTCCGCGGGACTCCCGGGCACCGGAGCGGTGGCCATCAGGGACCATTACCGTCAGGGTTTATGACGATCAGCCGTTTGACCGGCAGATTGTTATTCCGGCGGTGGCATTCAGTGGCGCTAAGCATGAGAGAGAGCATACTGATATTTACTCCTCATGCCGTCTGATAGTGCGGAAAAACGGTGCTGAAATTTATAACCGTACCGCGCTGGATAATACGCTGATTTACAGTGGCGTTATTGATATGCCTGCCGGTCACGGTCACATGACGCTGGAGTTTTCGGTATCAGCATGGCTAGTGAATAACTGGTATCCCACAGCAAGTATCAGCGATTTGCTGGTTGTGGTGATGAAGAAAGCCACCGCAGGCATCAGTATCAGCTGAATTTTATAACCCATATACGGGCGCCAGAAATGGCGCCTTTTTTATTGCAGAAAAGCGAGAGGTAATTATGCGTAAACTTTATGCCGCCATTTTGTCCGCAGCCATTTGTCTGGCCGTATCCGGTGCGCCTGCATGGGCGTCTGAACATCAGTCCACGCTGAGCGCGGGGTATCTTCATGTCTCGACGAACGTTCCTGGCAGCGATGAACTGAACGGGATTAACGTGAAATACCGTTATGAGTTTACGGACACACTGGGGATGGTGACGTCGTTCAGCTATGCAGGAGACAAGAATCGCCAGCTTACCCGTTACAGCGATACCCGCTGGCATGAAGATTCCGTGCGTAACCGCTGGTTCAGCGTGATGGTGGGGCCGTCTGTGCGCGTGAATGAATGGTTCAGCGCGTATGCGATGGCGGGTATGGCTTACAGCCGTGTGTCGACTTTCTCCGGGGATTATCTCCGCGTAACTGACAACAAGGGGAAAACGCACGACGTGCTGACCGGAAGTGATGACGGTCGCCACAGCAACACGTCTCTGGCGTGGGGAGCTGGCGTGCAGTTTAACCCGACCGAATCCGTGGCCATTGATATTGCTTATGAAGGCTCCGGCAGTGGCGACTGGCGCACTGACGGTTTCATCGTGGGTGTCGGTTATAAGTTCTGATTAGCCAGGTAACACAGTGTTATGACAGCCCGCCGGTTCAGGCGGGCTTTTTTGTGGGGTGAATATGGCAGTAAAGATTTCAGGTGTACTGAAAGACGGCACAGGAAAACCGGTACAGAACTGCACAATCCAGCTGAAAGCAAAACGTAACAGCACCACGGTGGTGGTGAACACGCTGGCCTCAGAAAATCCGGATGAAGCCGGGCGTTACAGCATGGACGTTGAGTACGGGCAGTACAGCGTTATTCTGTTGGTGGAAGGATTCCCGCCGTCACATGCCGGGACCATCACCGTGTATGAAGATTCTCAACCGGGGACGCTGAATGATTTTCTCGGTGCCATGTCGGAGGATGACGTCCGGCCGGAGGCACTGCGTCGTTTTGAACTGATGGTGGAAGAAGCGGCGCGTCACGCTGAGGAGGCGAAGAAGAATGCCGGAGAGGCGGAGACGTCCGCGAGGAATGCTGGCATATCAGCCAGTCAGGCAGAAGAGAGCGCTGCAAATGCTGACACTTCAGCAGGGGATGCATCGGAGTCAGCCCGGCAGGCGGCAGAAAGTGCAGCCTCAGCAAAGCAGTCAGAGGATGCGTCCTCGTCCTCGGCCTCTGCGGCCGCTCAAAAAGCCAGTGAGTCATTACAAAGTGCAACAGATGCTGAGTTGTCAAAAAAGATGGCAGAAAGTGCAGCCGGTAATGCAGCCAGGGATGCAACGACCGCAACAGAAAAAGCCCGGGAGTCAGCAGAAAGCGCACAGTCAGCGGAACAAAGCAGGATAGCGGCGGAAGAGGCCGTAAACCGAATCCCCACCGTGGTGGGACCTCCCGGGCCAAAGGGGGAACAGGGGCCCGCGGGTCCTCAGGGGCCGAAGGGTGATAAGGGAGAGCGCGGTGACACCGGCCCTGTCGGGGCAACCGGCGAACGGGGACCGGCAGGTGATGCTGGTCCGGCAGGCCCGCAGGGGCCGAAAGGTGACAGGGGAGAGCGGGGAGAGACCGGTCTGACGGGAAATGCAGGTCCACAGGGTCCAAAGGGAGATACCGGTGCGGCAGGCCCGGCAGGCCCACAGGGACCGAAAGGAGAAACAGGTGCGGCTGGCCCGGTGGGGGCAACCGGACCTCAGGGACCGAAGGGCGACCCGGGGGAGACACAAATCCGTTTTCGTCTGGGGCCGGCGAGCATTATTGAGACAAACAGCAATGGCTGGTTCCCGGATACAGATGGCGCACTCATCACCGGACTGACCTTTCTTGACCCCAAAGATGCCACACAGGTTCAGGGGCTGTTTCAGCATTTGCAGGTCAGGTTTGGTGACGGGCCGTGGCAGGATGTTAAGGGGCTGAATGAAGTGGGCAGTGATACAGGCAGAACAGGAGAATGACATGAATATACTAAAAAAACTTATGCAGCGTCTGTGTGGTTGCGGAAAGCATGATGGCCGTGAACACGTGCAGTCGCTTACAGCACAACTGCGACTGGGGCCGGCAGACATCCTGGAGTCCGATGAGAATGGTATTATTCCGGAGCAGGACAGGGTAATCACACAGGTGGTGATACTGGATGCAGATAAAAAGCAGATACAGTGTGTGGTAAGACCGCTGCAAATCCTGCGTGCTGACGGGACGTGGGAAAATATTGGCGGGATGAAATAGCCGACGGGTTCACAAAAAACCGGAGGCCGGCTCCGGTTTTTGTTGTCATGTATGGGGGATGTTTGTTATTAGAGTGTGAAGTAATAAACATGTTAATACGATGGAGTGAAGGATGCCTTTAAGGAGCAGGGGAGTGTCCATCTTGTTCCCTGGAGGGGGAATCATAAATTCTGATTGCGACCGAGGCATGGAACACTACTGTAGTTCAGGGAAGTAGGGCGATGAAGCTCATTCTTGCGACGCGTAATTATTATCTGGAATATGGTTTGCGTTTGTTACTGAAAGGATGCCGTGTAATTCTGGCTCAAGAATTTTTTATGCCGGAAAATCGCAGGGTTATTCTGGATAGTAAAGAATCCTGGTTAATAATCTGTGATAGTCAGTTGGGCCATTTAATGCGCAGCATGTTTCAGGGACGCCGTTTTATTCAGCTGGATCTGGAAGCGTTGAAAGGGGGACATGATATACATAATGCTGTGCGTAACAGATTGTGGACCTGGAACAAAAAAGCACGGGCACTGACGATGTCAGAGATGGTGGTGATGTTTGGATATATCTACCGTCAGTTGCGTCCGTCCCATCTCGCCAGTGAGATGAGGGTAAACATAAAAACAGTTAACACTTTCCTGTATTCAGGGCTGGCGAAAAATGGGCTCAAAAGAAGTAGTGTAAGGTTGCTGGCAATTTCTGAGAACAAGCGAATAGGGCATTATTCCGGAGCAGGACAGGGTAATCACGCAGGTGGTGATACTGGGTGCGGATAAAAAGCCGATACAGTGCGTGGTGAGGCCGCTGCAAATTCGGTGTGCTGATGGGACGAGGGAAAAATTTGTGGATGACATTTGTTGTGGACCTTTAAGTCTGGAGTTCAAATTAAAACAGGGAGCTTTATTATGCCATTAACCTCAGATATTAATTCATCTTCGTTCCATCTTGGAATGGAGGTTCTTCGTGCTCAAGTTGCAGCCACTGGGCGTGGAGAATTTACAATGGGTGGTGAAACTGTCAGAATTGAATATAGCCCAACAGATGGGCGCTTTCTGGCCAGCGATGGCACTGGGGGATTATTTACTGAATTATTGCTTTTAGGGTTCAATAATGGGCCTCAAGCTCTTGGCGAGAGAATGTTAAGTATTCTTTCAGGATCAGATGCAGGTGAAACACAATCGCAAGTGACTCCTCAGGATAAAATATATCAATGTAAGTTTTCTGTTAATACAGAGAGCCTCCAGTGTCCCTCTGATGCAACTCGATGCCCAATTATACTGGAAACACCAGAAGAAGGGGTATTTGTCAAAAATTCAGATAGTTCAGCAGTATGCACTTTATTTGATGTTGATGCACTTTCTCGCGTGGTTAATGACGGTTCAGTTCACCCTCTGACACGAGCTCCAATAACCCCATCAATGATTGTTAAACCAGAAGAGTGTAAATATGACCCTGCAAGGGGAAGCTTTATTATAAAAGATAGTTAAGATGTTTCAAATGAAACAATATTAACTTCCGATAATTTATATAAAAACACCACAGGCATTCGGGGCCTGTGGTTGGTAAAACAATATAATACGCGAGTTATTTTTCATGAGCTGGAGAGAAAACAATCAAGGTAAGTAGTATTATTTCACAAAATACCGGGCACTTTCTGGTGCCGCATCGTTCAGAGCTTCGGTGTATAATGAATGAAATACGTAGTAACCCTGTAAAATTTCTGGAAGAGCATTTAATTCTTAATCCACAGCGCTATGCCCATCATGATGAGACATCTTTAATTACAGTTAATATTACAAGAGAGGATGGCTTGTTAAGACTAAAAGAAACGGAAGATGATATGGCTGGTAGTGATTATATTCTGTTTACAGGTATGCGTGATACTGATAGTCCGGACCGCTTTGATGCACCTGCAGTTGTAAGCTTGAGTAATCAGTGTATAAGCCTCCGGCGAAATGATATTTCTCAAACTATCCAGCAAAGTTCACCGTTATGGCTAACCAATCAGCAAAGCGGCTGTAGTGTTCTTATTGTTCGCCATGGATTATCAGAATCTGGAGAACAGTCGTATTCAATGATACATATGCGCCCAAGGGATAGTAACGATTTCGTCGATGAGTTTACGCCAGCGCTTTACGCTAATACTCAGGAGATTTTGCTGGAGAGGGATATTCAGCGTACTCTTGCTAACACCTTTCCTAATGAACATCCGGAAGCCTTAATTTTGGTTCCGTCAGCGGAAAAATTTATTGTAGATGGCAACAGCATTCAACTGATTGGTATTGGTAATGAGTTGGGAGAGTTTGATTTTTACAGACAAATTTATCCTGTGACAGGAGGAGAGCACCTGGTTGAAGCTTTGATGTGGACGCATTTGCCTGCATGA